ATTACTGCATCAGCTATTATTGATATAACAAGTACATCTAATTGCAAAGTTAAGTTTACTACAAATGGTGGTACATATATTACTTATTTTGGAGATTCTGCAAACAATTCAAATTGTTTTTCTTTTATAAGGCTTGGTGATACTTAATGGAAATAGATGCAATGTTATTTTGGAACATCATCCTAACTATGGTCGTTGTACCATTTGGTTGGGCATTCAACAAGATGTTTGGCGAAGTAAAAAGACTACAGATATTATTAAATAAGACACGAGAAGAGTATGCACGTAAAGATGATGTCAAAGAAGATATGCATGACATCATGGATGCAATGAAAAGATTAGAAGATAAGTTAGATAAGATATTAATTGGAGCTAAATAGTGGAATTGAATCAAGCTATACCTGAACAAGATATGCTTATAAATGCATTAAATATGCAACAAAAGTACATTGAAGATTTAGAGCAACAAGATGTCATACAGATGGCAGAGGGTGGCACTGTTCAAACACAGAAGCAAGAAGACGTAGGTGCGTTTGTTCCACCACCAAAACAAAACTTTACTACATTACCTACTGTGCAGAATCCGGGTGCTACGTTTGACCCTAATGCTACAATAGGAGATATATCTGCACAAATGGCTACTGCTCCTCAGTTACCTATGGGTGCTCAAGTACAACCTGTAGGTGTAACACCTACTACAGGACAGTTTATACCTACTAATATAGGTGTGCAGGGTCAAGTAGCATTACCTGCAGCACAAGCAGGAACTGCAACTGCACAACAACAAACTAAAACTCAAGCACAACAATTACAAGCACAAGCAGTAACTCCACAGGTTCAAGAAGCATTGCAAACTATACAGGGTGCTCAAGTAACTGACCAAGAAAGAGCAAGGTCACAAGTACAGGCACAACAACAGGTAGGAACTTCTGTGGCTAACTTAACTGCTGCTCAAGGCACTGCTACTAAGATGACTAATCCTGTGCAAAGAGAGATACAGGCAGGTGAATTAGTATCACCAACTGCTAATGCAGAAAAGGCAAAAGCATTTACTGAGCAAGTTCAGGCAGCAACTGCATCTCCAACAGATAAAGCGACTGTGGCAGGACAACTTGCTACACTAACTGCAGATTTTGATGCAACAAACCCACCTGCTTGGGCAGCAGGAGCAATCAGAGGTGTACAGGCAGTTATGCAACAAAGAGGTTTAGGTGCTTCTAGTATTGCAGGACAGGCACTTGTTCAAGCTGCAATGGAATCTGCACTACCTGTAGCACAGGCAGATGCTAGAACTGTTGCTGCTTTTGAAACACAAAATTTATCTAACAGACAACAAAGAGCAATGTTAGCTGCTCAACAAAGAGCACAGTTTATAGGACAGGAGTTTGACCAAGGGTTTCAAGCTAAAGTTCAGAATGCTGCAAAGATAGCAGATATAGCAAACAGAAACTTTACTGCAGAACAACAGGTAGCTTTAGAGAACTCTCGTGCTGCTCAGACCATGAATTTAAATAATCTATCTAATAGACAAGCATTAACAATGGCAGAAGCATCTGCATTAGCAAGTATGGACAGTGCTAATTTAAATGCAAGACAACAGTCTGCAGTGCAGAATGCACAGTCATTTCTACAAATGGACATGGCTAATCTTTCTAATAGGCAACAAGCAGATATGTTTGGAGCACAACAACAGATACAATCTTTGTTTACAGACCAAGCTGCTCAGAATGCAGCAAGACAGTTTAATGCTACTTCACAGAATCAAGTTGACCAATTCTTTGCATCATTAGGGCAACAAGCTAATCAGTTTAATGCGACACAGATGAATGCACAAGAGCAGTTTAATGCAGGTCAGGCTAATACTATAGAAAGATTTAACGCAGAGATTAATAATCAACGTGACCAATTCAATGCACAGAATCAATTAGTTATTGCACAAGCTAATGCTAATTGGAGAAGACAGTTAGCTACTGCAGACACTGCAGCTATCAACAGAGCTAATGAATTAAATGCCCAAAATATATTAGGTCTAAGCAATCAAGCCTATAATAATTTGTGGCAATATTATGGTGACACTATGGAGTGGGCATGGACTTCTGCAGAAAATGAAAGAAGTCGTGTAATTGAACTTGCTATTGCACAATTACAAGCAGACAATAAAACTAACATCCAAGAGATGAAGAATGATTATAACTCTTCCTCTGCTTTTGGTAGTCTAATTGGTAAATTCGTAACAGGTTCAATGTTTGGTGGTGGAGGATTATTCGGATAATGGAAACAAACCCATCTTTAGATATTTATAAAAAGTTAAATAAGATAGAAGTAGAGCCTGTAGAAGAGCCTAAAGGTGGTCTACTATCCAAAACAATGTCTACAAAGGCTAGAAAGTATAAGCCTAATGTAGATGTAACTATGCGAGTTGCAAGATATATACAAGATATAAAGGATTATAATAGTGCCTGAAATAGAAGAAGTATCATTAAGTAGACCAATTCCGGGTCAATCACTGACACATGAGTTAAGAGATAGACCTTGGCAAAACCCACCACAGTTTAATACTGTAGAAGAATCTATGGGTTGGTACTTAGAAAGATTTGAGAATGATGAGATAGTCGAAGAACTTATGTCTATTATAGAAATGGGTATACCTATATCTACTATTGCTAATTCTATGCAACTTGGTGCAGTATTACAAGGTATACATACAATAGACGTTGGTGTATTAGTTATGCCTATACTAATTGAGATTATGAAAACATTAGCAGAAAAAACAGGAATAGAATATAAGATGGGTGATGAGCCTGAAGAAACAGAAAGACCATCTGATGCTAGTATACAATCTGCTATAAATGATATTAGAAAAAAAGGAGTAGAACCTGTGAAAGAGGATACTCTTGAAGAAGAAGATGATGAAGAACCTATGGGTCTTATGGCAAGGAGAGCATAATGGGATTTAACTTTGGTGCATTTTTAGGTGGTGCTGCTTCGCAGATAGTAGAAGATATTGATGAGCAAGAAAAAGAAGTAAAACTACGTACTAGAAATATACTTGATAGACAGGTGGCACAGACTCTAGCTAATCAAAAAGAATATAAAGCTAAGAAAGAAAAAGTACAAAATCAAATGAATGCACTTGTACCTTTATTTGGTGGTGGTGCAGATGCTATTGCCAAAGCTAGAAGCATAGTTGCAGGTGGTGATAATCATTATAACTTCATGTTTAATAAATTAGTACAGGCACAAGATAATAATCAAAACGTAAATGATATATATAGTTTAATACCTAATAAAGATGCAGTGGGATTCAAAAATGTAGAAGAAGCTACAGATAGTTTAGTAACTATGGCAGCATTACCTGAGATTAAATTAGGTGAATCTACAGGTATGGCTAAATTATTTGGAATAGACCAAAAAGCATATTATGATAAAGAAAGAAAGATATTAGAAGAGGCAGGTCAGATACAATCTGCTACTGCTTCTGTTCCTGAAAAAGGTGTATATGCTCAAGGTAAATTAGATTTAGGTAAAATGAAGAAAGTATTTAAGTCTGCCGATGAATTTGAAGCTAATTTACTTAATGAGACAACTAAGTATAATGTTGGAACTAAAGAATATGATGAAGCTATGGCTAAATATGAAGACTTTAGAATTAAAAAAGCTAAAACTTCGGGAGCATACATAGCAGAAGAACTTAGACAAAAGAATGCAAAGAGTAAAACTGCTATATCTTATGGTAATTTTCGTGCAGGTTGGAAAGATAAATTAGATGACATAAGAGACAAATATGGAACTAGAATAGAGATAGGTGGTAAAACTTACTTACAAGGAACTAAAGAGTATGATAACTATGTTCAATCCGAAATAGATGCTTATAACAAAGAATTTGTTAAAGGAATATTAGAGGATATAGAAGGTGGAGACCTATCAACTAATGGTTTAAAACTTATACAGGCAACTCCTGAATTAAAAGAAATGGCTATACAGATACAAAAGGAAAGTAAAGAAGACTTAACAAAAGAAAAGAAAGACGAAGATAAAAAAGTTACTGACCCTTTTGCAGAGGCTGATAAAATTAAAGAAGCAAAAAAGAAAGAGAATAGAATAAAAGAGTTTAAAAATAAATACACTACACCTGAAGCAGGTGCTCAAGATTTAGTTAATAGAGGTATAGATAGAAAAGACATATTAGTATCATTGCAAGAAGTATATCCTAATGTAGAGCAGAAAGATTTAGTTGATATAATTGTTGCTGCAGAGGCAGAGAAGGAAAGATTAATTAAAAGTGAAGTGCCTCCAAGACCTAAAGGTGGTTTTATCTTTGACTCAGATGAAGAAAAAGAAGAGATGAGAAAATGGGATGAGCAGTATGGTAAAACTCATAGATATGATGGTACACCAAAAGGAAGTCCAAAGAAGAAAAAGAAAAGAAATAGGTAGTAGTCATGGCAAAAAGTATTTTTGATTCTGACTATGGAAAAGAAATAGATGTTATTGAGAGAGATACTCAAGAGCAAGAAGAAGAAGAAAAGGTAAAGCAAAGAGCACCTAGAAGTATATTTGACGAGCCTGAACAGGTTCAACCAACCCTTGATTTAGAGTCAACGCAACCTCAAGTTGACTTCGACTATGCACAAGAAACTAAAGCATTAGACGAAAAGAAAACCTTCCAAGATTTTATTAATGATGAAAAATTCTTACAAGAAGCTGATTTGTATATGCAATCTCGTTTTGGAAAAGAGGATGGCAGACAAGATAATGAGTCTGCTAAAGACTTTACAAAAAGATTTATAGAGCATTACAGGCACGTAAATGGTAATACACTTGACCTCATGAGTCAAATTGATTGGACTCGTAGTGCCTCACAAACAGATAAACAAAGATATGCTGCATTATTTAGAGATATGGAAAGACTACCTGACTTCTATGAAGAGGGTGGCACAGGTACTTTTGATGCATTAATGGATTATGGAGAGGCATTGTTAACCGACCCACTTACATATTTTGGTTTTGGTGCAGGTGCAGTAGCTAAGTTTGGTGCTACTAAAGCAGCTAAAAAATTAATATTAGACCAAATGGCAAAGGGTTTAACTAAAGAGGCTGCCACTGAAGCAGCTAAAAAGCAGTCCCTTAAAATAGGATTAAAAGCAGGTGCTTTACCATTAGCTGCAGAGACTGTTGTAGCATCAGGTGAAGGTGCGTATGCTGCAGTTGCAGGTGCAGAGCTAGATGAAGAGGCAGGTATAAGGGAACTCTATGGATTAGATGAAAAAGCATCAGCAGAAGAAATTGTATTAACAGGTGGTATAACAGGTGCTTTAACTCTAGGTCTTGGCTCACTTGCAATCCCTGCTGTAGGAAAATTAGGTAGAGGAGCTGCAATTAAAAATATTAATTTAGAGGAAACAGTTAGAGAGGGTTATAAAAAGAAAATAAAACAAATAGCACAAAAAGGTAAAGTAGATGAAAAGCAACTAGATATGTTTGACCCTATAAATGTAGAGTCTAGAGTTGATATTGTTGGAAAAACAGATGGTGACATAGCTAGTGATTTAGCACAGGGAAGAGAAATTTTAGAGGTGCTAGACCCTAAAACGGAAATAACCTCTGCTACTTTAAATTTAGATATGAAGAGAAGAGTTAGTAAAATAGTGCTAGAGACATTTCAAAATTTAACTAAATCATCCGACCAAGCTGCAAAAGATTTTGTAGAAGAAGTAACTACTAATGGTGACAAAGCTATGGTAGTTACTAAAAAATTATTAGAAAGATTAAATAAATTAGAGGGTGTAGATGCAGATGATTTTGACTCTGCAGTTGCTAGAGCAGGTTTAACAAGAGACCAATTTGCAAAGATTGTAATGACTACAAGTAGTGATGCAGGTAAATTATTACAAACTGATTCCCCTCTTGGAAAATTTCTAAAAGAATATAAAGAATTTGACCCTAAATTTAAAAGTGAGTTTGAAAAAAAGTTTGGTAAAGAAGATGCTACCTCTTCTATGTTTACTAAAGCACACAACTTTATGCAAAGACTTGATAGAGAACGTAGAGCATTAATGGTTACACAATTATCCACTACTGTTCGTAACGTAGCAACAGGTGGTATGAGAGTTACTTTTGAAATAGGTTCAAATCTTGCAGAGTCTTTAATGTATAATATAGGTAGAGGAGTTAATAGTGCGTTAAAAGGTGACTTTAGTAAAGATGGAATACAAAAAAGCATAGGAGATATTGTTAGGGACACCTTTGGTACATTGACTGGTTTAAATGTAGTAGGTTCAGGTGCATTTAGAGCCAGTGAAATAACTTCTCAATTATTAAAATATAATCCTAGACTTGCAGCACAAATGGATAGGTCACTGCAAGAGGTAGGTGCAGACCAAAGTTTATCTTCTATAACTAGGTTTCTTAATAAGGCTAATATGGCTCAAGATATATTGTTCAGAAAAGCAGTATTTACTGCTAAACTAGATAAGCAGTTAAGAAGAATGGGTACAAACGTACTAGAGGTTGCAACAAGTGGAAAAACTTTACCAAAGGAAATGTTAAAGAATGCAGTTGATGAGTCTTTATATTTTACATTTGCGAGAATGCCTAAAGAGGGTGGTGATAAGTTTGGGGATAATATTGCTAATAAATTTATTAAATTTAATGAAGCCTTAGGTCCTTTGCCCGGAGTTGTAGGAATACCCTTAGGTACAGGTCAATTTCCTTATACAAGGTTTATGGCAAATGCTATGCAAATGCAACTTGATTATTCTCCTGTAGGTGGTGCTATAGGTTTAACTAACTTAACTAGAGGTGCATGGAATGTATTAAGAAAAGATGGAACATATAAAGATTTAGGATACAAACAATTAGGAAAAGCTAGAGAACAACTTGGAAAAGGCATGGTAGGTGTGGCTGCTCTACTAGCAGCTTATAAAGAAAGAAAAGAAAATCAAGACACTAATTGGTATGAAATGAAGAGTGACGATGGTAGAACATTTGATACTAGACCATTTTTTCCTCTTGCACCTTATCTAATAATAGGTGATTTGATGGTTAAGTGGGAAGAGGGTAGATTAAAAAATGGTGTAGGTTCAGATTTTATTGAAGGATTTACGGGTGCAGTATTTAGAAGTGGTGCTAGTGCTTACGTAATAGATAATGCTTTTTTAGGATTTGGAAGTGCAGATGAGTTTAATACCCTAGAGGCAGAGAGAATATCTGAAAAAGTATCAGGCTATATAGGAGAGCTAGTTGGAGGTATACTAACACCTGCTAGAGTTCTAAAAGATATAGAGGCTGCTTTTAATAAAGAGGCAGCAATCATACGTGACTCTAGACAGATAGAAGGTATAGGTGCAGGGGAACGTTCTTTAAAGACATTTCAAAATGCTATACAAAGAAACTTACCATTTATAAGTAAGAATCTACCTGAAAAACAATTTGCAACTAGGTCAGGTCCTGTATACGAGCAGAGTTCTATTGGTAAACAACTCACAGGTAGACGTTTTACACCCAAGAAAAATACAGTGGAAAGAGAGTTAGTTAGATTTGGCATGGAAGAATTTGAATTATTACCTACCACAGGTGATAAGGTTGCAGATTCTTATGTTAAAAAATTTCTTGGTCAATTAGCAGAGGACAATCTCACAAAAGAAATAAATTCTGATTATTATCAGAGTTTAACTGATAAACAAAAAGAAGCATCTTTTAATAATAAATTAAAATATTATAGAAAGATAGCAAAAGAATTAGGAGAGAGTTTAGCAGTAAAAGAAGCTAATGAATTAGGTAAAAAGATAACTCCTTTTGATAGAGCAAAGTATACAAAACTAACAAAAAGACAAAGGCAATTAGCAGACGATTATTATATAGAGAAGTATGGTAAAACTGTATTAGAAATGCAAGAGGAAGAACCTGACTTTAATCACTATCTTAATGCAGTATATTTAGGTAGACAATTAAGTCAAGCATTTCAATAATCACCACAATCCTAACAACCTACCATTACCTACGATAATAAATAGACACGTAACTATGTGCAGAGTGTACCAAAATATCTGTGCTAGTTTAAACAAACAAATATCTCAGTATTCCCATAGCTAATGCTGCACAAGCTACCCCATTTACCATGAGTAAGGCTCTGTCATGCCATAGGTAAGCCATACCTGCTAGTAATCCTGTACCAATACAAGACGATACAAGGTCGTACAGAGGCAGAACACCCACAGACCTACATATTATACCTGACATGATTAAGAACGACCCTGCCCACTTTAAATACCAAGATAGGTCATGTGTGGGTGTTATCTTTTGCATTCAATTCCTTTACTTTTTTAAATATTAATTCTAATTGTTTATTAACATTCTCTAATCTTTTAATTATATCATCAAGAGGACTTACAGGTTGTCTTCTACTCTGCATGAACCTCTTGGCTTCTTCTTCTAGACTCTTCACGTTTTACTTTCTCCAACTGTTTAGCATAGGCAAAGTTATATCCTCTCTGCCACTCTCTATGTTGCATGGTGTTAGACGGATAAGGACTAACTGTTGCTATAGTTTTTACACCTTTTACATTCTTGATGTATTGTTTACCTCTAAAGGCATTTATACCACGTTCATACTGAATACGTAGTGGTGCATCATATTTACTTAGATTTGGGTTTCTCTTCTTTCTTTTCATCTTCCTGTCTCCTTTCAAAATATTTTGTTATCATTGCTAGTCTGTCATCAAACTGAGCAATCTTTTCTATCTCTTTATCAATAGTTTCCTGTATGTCTGAATGCTCTCCTATACCTACAGTCATTCTTAAATATACTTCTACGTTTGCTATGTGTCTATTTATATTACCTATATAAAAAGACTTCAATGCATTTAACATTATGTCTCTCATACTACTCTCCTTTAAATGGCTTAATTACATCAGAAGAAAATAACTTATCAAGTTTTAGTAAATACATTTTTGATGCGTTATGGTCTCCACCTGATACACTACGTTTGTAATCTAAGTTATCTATTAACTTTCTTAGATTCTCCACACTAAATACAAGTGTACAGAATACATTATCTCCTATGCATAGATTATGAAACCAATAGTCTGCTTCCGTTGCGTTGATGCCACTAGGCTTACCATATGATTCATATTCTATCGCTATGTTTCCTGTCTTCTGCCACTTGTCTCTTTCACTTTTAACTTCTATCTTTTTGTCTTGCAACATATTAGCCACAAGTTCTTCTCTGACTTTGCCATATTCTAGGTCAATGTCAAATTTCTTTCTGTCTTCTACTGATGGTGATAACATATCTAATCTCCTTTATAATTAATATTAAAGTTAAGAGAGCAATACAATAAAAGTATTCTTCAATCATGCTACCCTCAAGTGCTTCACTACCCACGATACCTGCAAACACTAAGGTAAGCAGGTATGCAAGGATAGGAATTAAGACTATAGCATTAACTAGCCTCAATGTCAACGACTTCACATACACCTGCAGTACAGGCGAGTTCTTTGCTACCATTTGTCGTATCCTCTTTCTCAAAGTCTTTTAGTTTACTCCAATCAATAGCCTTTGGCATAGTCTTCATGAGTTCCTTGTACTCATTCTCATCTATATCTTGATAAGGAGCTTGTTTATATGTATGCTCACTAAAAGGTAAGAAGGATATACCTGATACTTCATTAAAGTTTTTGTATACCCATGCACCTACTTCCATCCACTCATCATCTTTAACAGAGATAGTAACAGATGGTTTATGCTCACACCAATGCCTTTGAAACATTAGCCAATAATCTAACTGTTCTATGGCAGTCATTGCAGTTCTTGTGATAGCACCTATAGGTGACTTCATAGGAAAGCTAAACACAGATACACTCTCAGGCTTAGTAATGTCAGGCTCTATAGGTATACCTGCTTCTTTCATAAACTGTGTAAGTGGGTCTTTGTTATCTCCACGTACAGTTCTAATGTAATAATCATTATGTCTAGCATGAATACCTGATGCACTATCCACTAACTGCGATACAGTTCCTGATGGTTTGATACAAGTAATTGCAGTTGACTGTGGTATACCTAAATCACTAGCAATCTTTTTATTAGTTTCAACTGCAACTTCTTTTAGTTCCATTAGCATTCTTTGTAAAGGTTCTTTTGTACCATTATTAAGAAGATAACAATCTAATATACCTGTAAGAGACACACCTAGTAATCTTTCTTCTTCTGTATTTTCTTTCCATACTTTTCTAAGATATTTAAACTCTGTAAGAGTAGATTGGAATGTGCCTAATATGGTAGCGAGTCTAACCTTTTCTTTCAGAATATCTAAATGGTCTGCTTCTCTACAAACAACTTCAGTAAGATTACAGAACTGATAAGGTCTAAGTATAATCTCACTACATGGATTGCAACCAAAAGCATAATCTGATTTACGTCTACCATTCTCTTCTACTTTTTTCTTAGCAGACTTACGATTAAATATACCACGTTCTCCTGACTTAGATTCGTACAAAGCTAACCACTCTCTCATGAATGTGCCCATGTCAGGCTTACCCTTATAAGCTACAGAGTTATTGGCTAATGCTCTATGTCCTTCATTCTCCCACCATTGACCTGATTTTGCGTGTCTCATTTGGTCATCATTAAGATTAGATAGACTAATTAGTGCAGAACGTCTGACACCACCTACAACTACAACTTCTCCTATCTTACACATGATGTCATGGCACTCAATAGGATATAATCTTCTTCCTGCTGCTTTTTTAAATATAGAAATACAAAAGTTATATAAGTCAACTAGAGGTTGAGGACCTGATGCTCTACCACCAAATGTTTTAAGTCTTGCACCTGCAGGTCTAACCTGTGATACATCAAGAGATGGTATCTGTCCTACATATAACATAGCGATAAGTTCACGTAAAGCTCTTGCCCATCCGGGTCTGCTATCTGCAACTGTAATTACTGTAGTGCTTTTCTCAAAGTGTTCATTAACTGTAGGTAACTTATCTACATTCTCTCTTTCAACAGAGAAACCTACACCTGTGCCACACATAAGTATGTACATACATTCATCAAAAGAACGTGGACTATCTACAGGTATATAACTACAATTATATCCTGCAACATGGCATCTGTCTAGTGCTACACCTGCAGTCATTAATGCTCTCATACTAGGCATAGTTCCTAATGATAATATAGAATCATTTAGTTTTTCTCTTAATGCTTTGGTTAAAACGTAACCATGCTTCTTTTTCAAGTGATTTGCCATGTAGTCAAAATATCTGTCTACAGTTTCACTCCAAGTTTCTCTTCTTTGCTCATCATCTTTCCATCTTGCATATCTAGAAAGAGCAATAAAATTCTGATAATCAGTTGGTAAATAGTTTTGCATTCATGTCTCCTCTGTTACTACCTTTATGTTTTTAACTTTCACTCCTTCTATTTCGTGAAAAGTCTCATGGATATATTCTTCCATCTCATCATCTACTCTGCCATCTGCAGGAATAGGATACTCCTCTGCATCTATGTGCAGAGTCATCATTATCTTAACTTTCATCTTTCTCTAACACATCAATTAATTCATTGAGATACCATTGTGCTTTTTTTAAATCCTCTACACCATTCTTGTATCTGTATCTCCAAAGATACTTCATAATGTTACCTTGTAAATAATATTCAAACCCATCATCTGTCATAGCCTTGATAGCTTCAATAGTCTCTATACCTGCTTTATTATAATGTGGTGGACTATTAACCATATCCATAGTTTGATTGTGGTCTGATTGTTCTTGTGCTTGTTTTTTAATCATCTCTTCGTATACCTCTCCGTATCTTTTTCTTAATGCTTCTCTGTACATTCCCATTATGTCGTTTCCTTTTTAAAGTCCACATGAATTACATTACCACCATCATCTTCTAGTGTCAACTTATCTTTATGCTTTGGATAATCTAACATCTCTTCCATAGGTAAATACTTCTCTGCTAACTTTTCGGCAGCTTCTCTAAATACTTTATTGTCTTCCATCAAAGGTATAGATGAACATACCTGTCTAGTAAAATGTAACATACCCTCAAAGTCCTCATCATTCAGAGTATTCCGTTCATCTAAGACAACCTTTACAGATACTTCTCCATTCCATCTTTTATTTTTAGTAAGGTGTGGTTTTATGACTATTACAAAGTCATGTGGTGCTATTTTATGCTCTAATTTCATATATTATCTCCTTATTTTTTTGTTAGGAAACACAATAAACTTTGGGTGTTTATTCTTTCCTATTTCTTTTATCCACTCTTCAGGTATAATTCTATCGTGGAATCTAAACCCATACTTTATACACCACTCTGCATACGTTGACTTAGCACCTTTACGTAACTTCCTTCTGCTATTTTCAAACACAAATCTAATGTCTAGTTTTGGATGTTGTTTCTTTATCGCTAAATGTTTTCTCCTATCAATAGCTAGAAACCTACCTTTAGTCTCTATAATTATGCCATTGTAAAGCACAAAGTCAGGGGTATAGGTACGATAGCACAAGTCTTCCCATTGTATCTTTATAGATTCATAGTCAAACTTACACTTTTGTTCTTTTAAGTAGTCTGATAGCTTATGTTCAAAACCACTCCTATACCCATGCTTTATTGCAATCCTGCGTACAGAATACGGAGACACTAGAGTAGTCTTCTCCATCCTGAGAAAGGACTCCACTCATACTCTGAGTTATATGAACTATAATTTACTCCTAAAGCTTTCATCTCTTCTCTTACTGCTTCGTCTGCTAACTTTTTAGCTTCCATAGCTTCACGTAAACCTTTAGTTTTCATTTCACGAAGAGTCTTCTTCGCTTCTGCTAGTTCTTTTTCCATAGAGTCTATGTCCTTTTGCAGGTCTTCTATTTTTTTATCTGTCATTATTTAACACTCCATATTTTATTTGCTTCTTCTTTCATACCTGACCATAACCAAGAGTCAAGGTTAGGATATATAAGAGAAGCTAACTCATGCTTATCATCACTGATAGACAAAAACTTCTGTATAGAAAGAGCTACCTTACGTAACTGTTTCTTATACAAAGTTAAATTCTTTAGTGTAAACTTCTTATGTTCCTTTGGGGTAGCAAAGAATAAGTCTACACTACTTTTAGGATATGCCATAGAATATAAAGCCATCTGTCTTTTTTGTGCTTCAGTAGGTCTTGTTGGCATCCTTGTAGATGTCTTTAAGTCTACTATCTTGCCTTTAAATCTGAAGTCAATATATCCCATAATAGGCACAGGCATATCCTCGATTTGAACTTCAACCTTTTCTTGATATGCTTCAAGGTCTTTGTAGTCAAAGTTCTCATCAATTATAGTGCCAAAGTCTTTGAGTAACTTCTTTTCTTTTGCAGTCTTTATATCTCCCAAGTCAATACCTGACTCTGCACAGAGAGACATAAACTTTACATCCAAAAGATTATAATCAAAGACCCCTTTTTCGTACTTGTCTGCAAGTACAAATTCAGTAGCAATACCCCTTACTGCACTTGCACCACTTGAAGATTTAATCTTAAACAAGTATCGTGCCACCCATAATGACGTATCATTAATGTAGGTATTTATACTACTAGGTGACAAGTAGTTTATACCATGTGCTTTGAAGGGGTTATTGCTTCGCACTATGCGTTTTCCACTTCAATAAAGTTATCCTCTGCACTAACAATACTGTCAACTGCTTTGGACATATCTTCATCGACAGACTTTTGAGAAGCCTGTTCATTCCACTCTGAAACTATGTACTGATTATAGTTCTCTATCCAAGATAGAAAATCTGCAAACATAGTTTGGTCTGTATCAGATAAACTAATCTTCTCTGATAAGTTTAAAGTGCTAGTAGGCAAGTAGAACTGACTACCATTAGGTAATTTTCTAGCTTCAGTAGCTAAACTAATAGTGTGTTGCACAGGAAGTGCTTTCATCTTAGCTAACTTTGTAAAGTTACTACCTATAGTTTTGAACGCATCTCTATTATCTATCTCCCATATAAATGGAGTAGTTTCAAACGCAATCTCTTTACCTTGAGCATCAGTAGCATCATGTAAATCTACTAAACCAAATACGACTCTTACACGTTTAATCTGCTTAATTAAATCTTTAGTCTTATCAGGTAATGCATCAAAGTCTTGAATCCATCCTGCAGGTTTTCCACAGTTAAAACCACCTTGGTTATCCTTCAAATCTTTATTAAGATTATCTGCCATAACTGTCTTATGATATACACCCAATGGCTCTCCTGCTTTTGCAGACATATTCTTAACAAACCTTTTATACATATATCTTTGCATGAAAGGTCTGATGGTAGCAGTCTTACCATATAAGATATTACCCTCAGGTATATCTAATTTGTAAGTGCCACCCTTAACTAGAATCTCATCACCCTCTATGATAGGGGTGTGTTGTATTCTAAATCTAGGTAACTGTTGAGTCTTCTTCTCAGTAGAGGAAGAAGTCTCGTTGGCTATACCCATAGCCTTTGCCATAGATTCATAATTATTAGTGTCTATGGTCACTAGGTTTGCTTCAGTCATACATTTTCTCCTTTCTTATTTTAAAATGTCTCATAGTTATATCAGTTAATATCTTTAGTGTCAAGCCAATTATCTCCTATTTTTGATTCTAATAATAATGGTACATTAAAGTCTATTCCAAACTCGTTGTTTATAATACTATTTATGTCTTGATTTATAGTTTTCAAGATGAACACAACTTTATTTATTTCATCAGGGTGTACATCAATAACTATTGAATCGTGTACTGTGTTTACAATACAAGACTGTAGTAATTGTATTCTGTCTTCTATGTGATGAAGAATCAAAGGCACTATGTCTGCAGTTGCAAAGCTCTGCACAGGATAGTTCTTTATCTGTGTAAAGTGTGACACAGAGCCATTCATTCTTCTCTCTACATCAGGAAAACTAAACTGTCTTCCTGATGGTGTTGTAATACTACGTTTTTCTAGAGCCTCTTTAGCCAATCTGGAATGCCAAAGTGCGATGCCTTTGTACTTTTTCGTGAAGTCTTGGTAGTATTTCGCTTCTGCTTTCGACCTACCGAACCCTGTCGCACCATACAACGGAGCAAAGGTATGTGCTTTAGCATCTTGCCTAGTAGTGTACTGACCTGATTTCGTAATGACGTTAGCAGTGTACGTGTGAACGTCAAATCCCGTTTTGATTTCATTAATCGCTACCTCATCTTGTGATAAATAGGCTGCAGTTCTAAACTCTAACTGTGCAAAGTCTGCTTCTAGAATCTTGCCACCTGTCCAACGTGAAACAAATACCTTCTTTACAGGGAACGTGCCACCTCTAGGCATATTCTGCATATTAGGGTCTGCTCCACTAAATCTGCCTGTAGCAGTTCTATGTTGTAACAACCTAACATGAAGCATACCATCAGACTTAACGTGTGCCTTGATACCTTCAACAAAAGAAGATAGATAACTATCTAACGCAGACAATCTCTTCAAGTCTTGAAGAAACTGACTAGCTTCTGTCATGTTGTTACGTTGTGCCATGCCTTGTAATATATCTAAATTACCTTTGGATACACCAAAGCCATTTGCACTTATCCATTTTGCATTGGGTGCATTAAACTTTAACCCCCCAACTTGGGGTCTGGAAGTAAAAGTATAACCACTAGCACCACAATGAATGCAATTATTTTGATTAGTGTATGGAGTTCCATTTTTTCTTACCTTTCTTATTTTACCTGTACCATTACATACACGACACGTATTAGCTTGTGTCTTGTAAACGATATCAGAGTTTTGTTTAACATTATATTTAAAGTCTTCTACACTCATGTGAGGAGTAAATTCATTTCCCCACATGGCTTTGTCTTTAGGCTTTCTACTATAGATAACCCAAGACATTTGTTCAGGACTATTGAGATTGATAGGAGTATCCCCCATAAGTTTTCTTACTTGTACAGATAATCTCTCTTCTATCTCAATCTTCTCCTTCTCAAATTCTTTTTTTACAGATTCTAAGACATCTTGATTTACCTTGAAACCATTTCTGTGTGTCCTAGCTAGAGTCATAGCTACTTTATTTGTAAGTATAACTGTGTCCATAAGAGATGAGTTAAGTAACTGCTTATACTGACTAGAACACAACTCTTGCGTTGCTCTCAAGTCTGCTCGTAAGTATTCTGTCAATTCATCCTTTGGTATCTCATCTACACCCATACCTTTAGCAAAGTATTCTTTTAGAGTGTCTTGCTTCTGTGTATTTAACTCATGTCTTTCTGCACAGGCTTCTAATGATAAGGAATATTTATCAGGGTTACCTCTGCTCAATACATATTCTGATAACATGGTATCAAATATAACACCATCATATTTAAAGCCACACTCCCACAACCACATCAAATCATATGTGATATTGTGTCCTATTAATACTGTGGCTTTATCCAATATATCTTGTACACCTATGAATCCACCATCCATATCGAATATAGATTCATTTCCATTGTCATCACGACAACCAACCATAACTAATTTATTAGTAGGTTCGTATGGGTCTAAATATAATCTACCATCTCTCTTGGTTACTGTATTTTCTACATCTATTACTATCTTCATGCACTATACCTCGCTGTATATGGGTTAATGTTACAGTTAATCATTCCATGCCAACCTGTAATTTTGTTCTTAACAACATTTAAATGTCTCATGTTAGACTGCTCATCTACACCCTCGACATTTGCAGGTTGACCTATGAGTATCATAAGGTCTGCTTCTGCTGCCTTACCTGTACGTGAGCCTTCCATCATAGCCTGATTAAGAACTTGTCTTCCCTCTGCTTCTGCGTTTAGTTGTGACATATAGAATATAACACAATCATATTGTTTTGCAATCTGTCTTGCATATATCGCATTTGCTTTGAGTGCTTCATCAGGTCTTGCATAACCTGACATACGTGCAAACTTATCTCCCATGTCTATTACTACAACATCAGGCTTTACACTCTTACACATACTTTCTACCCATGTCATGTCTTGTCCTGTCACATCTTTAATCTTCAGGTTAGGGGATACAATCTTATATCTGTCTCTAGCCTGTGATGGATTATCCTTTATCTCATACTTATCCATATTGGATGAAGCAGTAAGATACCTGAATCCAACTCTATCATAAGACTCTTCGTTACACAAAACAACACAGTTAGCACCTTGTCTTGCAAAGCCATTCTCTCCTACAAGAAGAGATGCATGGAAAGATGTCTTACCTGTATTAGGTCTAGCACCTATCTCTACAAGATAGCCACCATTGACACCTTCCACTTTCCTAGCTAACTCAGGTAGATTAAAAGACCAACGTGTCTGTTGGTTCTGCTTTGCTATCAAAGTATCAAATGATATATCATCCCATTCAATGTTCATCTCAGGTGTGAAATCATCATTATACTTTTCTAACAAGTCACGTAATGGTTTCATGCTTGTCTGTGTACCATTAACAAAATCAAAACCTAAATTAGCTACGTCTTCTCCTATAACTTGTTGGAACAGTTTAGATAACACATCTTGTGCTACATCTGTTCCCATAGGTTTCTGTCTTTTAATATCATTAAACAGAGCAGAGTATCCCTGCTTCTGTGCAGTTGTCATAGCAGGATTGCTTGACAAAAACAGAGCTTCTACCTCATCAGGTGAAATATCTCTGTTGTATTTTTGTATAGCTTTATCAATAGTGTGCTTGATAGTTCTAGCATCCTTGCTAAATAATCTATCAGGACATCTCGCACCTCTATGGTCTTCATAGAAGTCTTTATTCATTAAGCTACGTAGTAGTGATAGTTCCATGTTGGTTCTCCTTTGGGGTTAGTTTATGTAAATTAATTATGTCATTATCCGTTGCATACTTTAAGTCATCCTTTAGTTTTAAAACTCTTACGTCATCTACGTAACCTCTTAACTCTTTTGCAAAGGCTAGTGTCTTGGGCATTGCATCAGGGTCTAAGGCTATTATAGCAGTTGAGAACTGTGCTAGGTATCTCTTGTGTGAATCGCTTAATGATGTTCCCAACACAGCTACCCCTACATAAACACCATTGCCTACAACAGATGCACTCACACAATCCTCAACAACTACTGCCACTTTACCATAGCCATATGTAAAAGGCAAGTCACTTTTTCCATATCTTTTCCATTTAGGTAAACGGAATCCTACAGAACGACCAACTGCATCTACAATTAGTCCGTTCTTTTTGATAGGAAATACAACTCTCTTTTCTTTTACATCATAATAAAGTGGTATCTCTTTATAATTTAACCCAAACTCATAAGCATATCTACGAACCTCAACTCTATCGTTGTGGAATACTACGTGTTCAGGCATATTAAATTCTTTTTCCATCCTCTTTGCTTCAAATACAGAGTTTTTAATATCATCTACAGATAAATTAACTTTCTTTGTACCTGATATTGGGCAAGAAGATTTGTAACAGTTCCAAACTAACCTGCCCATGTTGTTGGTTACTGTAAATGTTTTATATCCATTACAACTAGGACAGTTAGTTCTTCTTGTTTCTCCTACACTTAAATGTAAATCATTTATATAATTATATATATTCATATTATATACTCTTATTGTAATTATTACGTAATGTCAAGGCATTTTCTGCACTAGCATACGTATTTTTCATGTAAGGCTTGACCGATTGTGGGTTTGCATGACCTGTAACGGACATAATCTGACCCATAGGCACACCTGCTTCTACCATTTCAGTAGTTCCTGTCCTACGTAAGTCCGATATACGTAACTCATTCGGTAATCCTGACTCTATTATTATCCTTCGTGCTACTTTTGACAGTCTTTGCATAGCATACGGACTGTAAACACCCTTCATTGGTGTTGGATAGGGTGCAACATAAGGTTGAAAGTCATAATCTTTTGCCTGTTCTTTAAGCATTTCTAATAAGTCAAGAGAAATAGGCAGGTGTACTACACTTCTTCTCTTTGACTGTTGCAAATTTAACACACCTTTGTCAAAATCTATGCTAGAAAACTGTAACATTCTCATATCTCCTACCCTCTGACACCATTCGTATGCCATTTGTACTATCAATCCTAAGTTTCTATACTTGAAATCGTTGTAACAGTAGTTAAGAAATATCCTAACTTGTTCTTTTGTCCAAGTAACATTCCTTATATGAGTAGTTTTTCTTTTGAAAGTAGAGAATGGATTGCTCTCTGCATACCCCATCTCCATTCCAAACGAATACATCTTACGTGCAACTGCACATACTGAGTTAGCTAAATAAGTTCCCCTACTTAACCATACTTCGTATCCTCTTCGAGCAGTCGCACCTGTCATATCAGACAATAAAATACTTGACATCTTTTTTCCATCAACTTCTGTGTTCAACATAACGTTGCAACAGTATTGATAATCATGTTTAGTTTTGTCTGCTAAGTTATTGTAATCGTTAGACAAAAGGTACTTTTCATTAAGCGATTTTAAGTTCATTATTCTCCATCCATTTTGGTTTCTCTGTATACTTGTACCTCGCAAATTTAGATTTGTCAACAATATAAAACTTTCTATATGCTTCTATAGGAAAGAACTCATCTGTCTTGAGGTCATCATGCCCACTAAAACATTGTGGGTGTGAAGTCATAACACCACAAGGTATGTGCCATCTACCTTCCCATAAGGCATCGTAATGTTTAGATGCACCATGCGTCTTTTTATATCTCGCACTATACTCAAAGAGCATTGCTTTATATAAACAAAATGCCCATACATAGTTTGACCTGTTCTCCATCGCCCACAAAGTACATGGATGTTTTTGATGCACAGGTTTGTATATTCCATGTTCCTCTGCGTAGTCAGGTGCATGATGCCACAAGCTAGTACACAACATCTGTGCTTCTTCTAATGGCATCTTAACTATATGTTGGTCACACAAAGACTGTGCAATACCTATTGGGTTACGTTCTATAATAAATCTATTCATAATCCTACTCCAAAATATCCAAATAAAAATGCTACTGAACTAGCACCTAGTATTAACCAAATCCACTCTTCATTATTCATGTTCTCCTCCTTTATCGTTGTTATCTAACTCAAACCTTTTACCATTATAATATATAGCACGACTACGACTAGGTGTATGATACCCCTTCTGTAGAAAGAAACTAGGCTTTCTTTTAGCAGTCTCAAACGTAGCCACAGTTAAAACAATAGCAGCCAATATAAACACATGGGCAATCGCAGTTATCCCAAACATCCACATACTACCAAAATACATAGAGAATACAATACACCACATCCATGCTAACACTTGCATAACCATATGCCTAGTGTTTAAGTCAGGTATATGTCGCAAGGGATTGTATTCATAGTTCATGACAGATTGCCATGCATCATATATTAATTTAATCATGTGTCCACTCCTCTTGTTTACAAAACAAATCTATACCAAAGTCATAACCTTGATTATAATAATGGTGTGATTTTTTCTCATCTCTTGTGCCATGTATCATAGCATCTGTAACACCATCTTTAAAATTTTCTATGATTTTACACTCTTTAATTTGTTTTTCCAATTCTATTAAGTTCATGACAATAACTCCTTTGCTACTTCAAATACTGCATATGCATACAATATTATTATTATTAATTTTAATGTCTTGTTGAATGAATCATCAGACATAACTTCCCAATGTGGTCTATCTTTTTTCTTAGCCATCATGATACCTTTATGGCTATATAAATACATAGTCCTATGATAACAAGTTTGCCATAGTCGAGGTCATACTTTGTGCCCTCTCCATATCTTTTGTTGAAATCTATATTCAACCAATCTATTATTCTACCCCACATATTTTTCTCCTTTCTTAGTTATAAACAAAATATCCTTTTTCATAATTAGTAGATGCTATCTTTTTAGGCAATAACATCTCCCCTAGTATGTGTGCAATCACATCAACTGTCCACCCATTGCCAATCATCTTGTATCTTTGTGTCTTTGACACACCCTCTGTATAATTGTCAGGCAGAGTCTGTAATCTCTCACACTCTACAGGTGTAAGTTTTCTCCATGTCATACCTTCTAGGTCAACAATCCTACCACCTTTAGGTGAATAGGTTGCAACCTTTGGCTCTCTGTTACCACCTTGCATGGTAAGTAACGTAG